AATCTTGCCAAGATCCCGTTTCCGCATGTATTGTGAAAAACTCTCGTACAACTCCATCGAGTTTAAATTAAAATCCGCAAAATAGTCCCAGCACAAGAATTCACGTGAAACATTCACCAGTTCTTTGTATAATTCTGTCGGGATGTCGGCCTCGAACTCCTTGAAAATCACAATCGGTTTTTTGCGCTGCTCGTTCATCTGCGGGTTCTGGCCGATAATTATAAAATATCCCGGAGAATCAGCGTTCGGGAACGATAGCCCCCCCCGTACCGCCTGGCATACTATAGGCTTTTCTTCGCCCTCAAAGTAAATCAGAACCTCAGCGCCTACCCTAATAGCCTGTTTTATTTTCATAGCCCCGGAAATAATAATGTCGGTTGATAAAACGTCATGCAAAACGCATCGCCCCGGTCAGGGGACCTTCGCAACAATTCCCGCATAGTGTCTTTATTCATCACCCTGATCTTGCCGTCTTTAATCTCGTAAGTAGGCGTTTGTAAATCTTCAATTAAAAGATCGTCCGGCGGTAACATAGCCATAGGGTCAATCCGCAACCACTCCCTGCTCGACCACCATAATTGATCCCGTAAAATCTTAAACTCCCCCAATTCACTTTCTTCCGTAGGAGCGCTGGCAACCTTTACCGAAATAGCAAAACAACCAAGCCGCTTCATGTGCGGCGCTACACCCGCCCCTACGCCCGTACCATCCACGTTCACAATCCTTACATTTCTGGTATGGCATTCGGTAGCCGCCCGCTCCCCCGTAGCCGTTAAATCAATCCCGCCCCAAACCACTGGCCTCTCAACATACCCGCCATAACGGAATATGGCAACATTCGCATCCCCGCTGAATTCCCCAACATCCAATCCCTGAATTCCAAGAATGTGATCCGGCGGAACTTCACCCTTAGCCGCAACATACGCATCCCACCGCCCCCGTGCCGCTAAAATCCATTCTTTAGAAATCAACTGGTTCTCGGCCTGCGCTGGATACCGCCCCAAAACCATATACGAAAACCCCGGACTCATTATCTTGTACTTACCCGCCACCAAAGGCGGATACGGATCACCCGACTGATTTCTCCCAATAACCCCCTCTAAATAATCAGGCAAATCAAAACTCGATAATTCGTCCACCGGCTCATCACCCACCACCGGCCTACACCACTCGTTTATACGCCGTACCGTTGTTTCACGCGTAACAGCCCCAGGAATTATATCATCCCCAGTGATCACGTTTGGATGATTGAACGCCGATAAATTAATCACGTGAGCACGCCGATCCCTAATCATCCGGTAAGCCTCACCTACCTCAGCCCTGGGATTAAACATTATCAGTAAACGTACATGCCCCCCAGACATACACGACTCAATCCCACGATAAACCTCGTCCGGTACCGCATCGCCCTCGTCGATAATAAACAATAAATGTGGCGCATGCTTCCCCGAAAACTTCGCCTCACGCTGAAACTCAGTCCCACTCGAAGGTATGGTAACTCCAGTTAAAAACGATTTAGCATGACGTTCTATGTGCAACATAGTTTCAGTATCATTCGCAAATAACTCTGGTTTGTGATGCTGTACGTGCCCTATCTCACCCCATAACAACTTCTTTAAATTACTCTCAGGAGGCGCCGCCCCCGTATATACCTGCGAATCGGGAAATGCCTTATAAAACCAAATCGCCACCCGTGAAGCACAGTGCGTCTTCCCAACAGCATTTGAAGAAATCGCTATCGTTATCTCATTGTCCCGCACCGACTCCATCATTAACTTCACATCATCTGTGTAAACCTCCCCTAACTCCTGCTCCCCAAATCCAACGGGATCACCCTGATATTGACTATAATTCCCAATCTTCGCCAATGCCTTCCCTATTACCTCAGCCGAAAACCTCCCCATCAACCGACTCGCAAAATCCGCAGGATCTGGTAAACCGTCAAACATAATACCCCTTTGTGTATTATCTTTTCAACAAAAATACAAACAAAAACGTCTAACCAGGCGCTCAAGACGGACGTGTCATACAGCCACCACGCCGCTTACCTTGGCGTTATGCCTCAGGCTTTAGTTTGTCTATCGCACCGCACAATATCTTTTTACTAAATCATCTAACTCTGCTTCCGTTAAAAAACTGGTGCATCTACATCCCCAATCGTCTTCCTAAACAATTATCACAATATTTTCATTTTGGTGAACTGACCATATAAGTCTGGAACTATTACCCCTAAATCGCTATAGAAAAAATTTAAATCTCACGGGGAGGGGATATATCTTCTTCGAACCCGGCCCCCTTCCCGCTCCAAAAGAGGCCCCCCCACCCCATACACCGGCCCCTATGCTCCGGCCTTCCTCCTATCAGAGACCTTCGCTCGTTTCTGACGCATATAATCCCGCATGTATCGACGCCATTTCCCTGCCTCACGATAACGGTATGTTGCCGATGGGTTGGCAGACTTGTTAGTCAGGCTTGGCTTGTTAGTCAGGCTTGGCTTGTTAGTCAGAGTGTTAGTCAGGTTAGTCATATCCTTAGTACTGTTCCTCATATCTTCTGGTTTGTTAGCCAGCTCCACGGGAGTTATGTTGCTTTTCCTTTTCGGCGTCCTGGGTGGCTCCGGCCACACGTGAGCCGCTCCCAACCTGTGCCTACTCCCGCATATCCGGCACTTAATCAAATCCATTATCAACATCCTCTAATAATCAATAAAATTATCATGTTACCCGCCGTTTCTGACGCATATAATCCCGGTCCGGTAATGGGTATTATGTCAACTCCTACAATAATCAAAGCTAATGCGAGATAATAAGAGATCGTACAATACCGTATCTCACATAACCCCTTGATATTACATTACCAAATCTATATAATTCTAATTGTCCTATAATCACCGCTAACCGCCGCTAATAGGATTGCATATCCCACACCTGCATTGAGGATAATGCTGAATTATAGGTTGCTTACTGATGCCTACCAGTATGGTTTTGACTGTCGGTAATGCCTGTTTACTTACCGATACCTTTGGTTGTTTGATCGGCTTGACAGGGTCAGGCACGTAAACTGTTTCACCAGACACATCTGTAAAGGACTTCTCAGGATTTCCTGTCTTAATTATACCCTGTAAGTTGCTCACTATATACCCAACCACTTTACCCCGTTTTATAATCTTAATAGGTTCATCCAGTGTATTGAAGGTTAATGTTAGGTTGATTCGTAACTGCTCAAAGGTTAATGTTCGCATACTCAAAGGTTAATGTTCGCACCAATAATTGTATATACAAACTCTATCTCACTACTTACCCTCAATCCGCTTTTTACCAGCCAGGTTAACGAGCGCTGCCTGCACTTGGATTGCGTATTTTTCGGGAAGCGCTTTGATTATCGCCTGCAACTGCTCGTCAAAATCGATAGAAACGCTCGATCGTTGTGAGTATCCGTAATTACTGGCTAAATTGAGGTTGTTGGTTCGGGCCTCGTACTCTCCAGACTGCCCTTTTTCCACGTTGTCGGCCTCAATACGCAGCTTCGCACGCGTGAGGATGTCTAACATTTCCCCATTATAATTTAGTAATGATTGCCGACTATTAAACCCTAATGCTAATGCTAACCCTGCGACGTTACAGGGTATTGGCATATTGAGTGTTTTGGGTGTGCCGTCTTTGAGAATTATAGTGCGTTCACGTCCTTGTTTACAGGTAGCGAAATAGGCATCAACGGCGGCCTGGAGGTCGGCGGGGTCGTTATACCGGAATTTGGGACCGGGTTTATGCGGGGTTGGTTTTTCGTGTTTGTTATTTCCGTTTGCGGTCATGCTCCCTCCGCTTGTTTTTTCTGCGCTCAGTACCGGCACGAACGTGCTTATTGTCGAGGTTGTATGCTCGACGGCGGTCTGTTGATTGGGTGCGCTGGTTGGATCTGGGTTGCATAATTATCCCTTGGGATAGCGGGTTATCTCTACGTTATGCCTTACGCCCCATACTTCGCTTTCAGCGCCGCCAGTGTTTGCGGCAGCGTTCTTCAGACTCACGGGCGTTCATTTCAGCGTCGGTTTCCGGGCGGTCATAGTAAATCTCGATCCTTATAGAGTGGCCGTAATCGTAGCCAGCGACATTTTCTATCTCAATTCTTGCGGACGACCTGTACTCCTCTGGTATTTCGGTAATTTTTTTAGAAAACCACGCGACATATTCGTTCGCGCTTTTCGGCGGCCACTCGCCGTCATACTGTTCTTTGTCAAAGACCACTATCCGCTTCTGTTTTCTCATCAAATTTCCCCCTATTTTCAGATCGCTATTTGTCATCCTGGTCCTCCGTTGCGCCGGTAACAACCCGGCACTATCTCCATCGTGTTTAGGTCCCGCATAGCAGAGAAGCCAGGCGGTGTATTATATAATAGGTATCTCCAGTCTGTCCACGCCGGGGCCTCCGGCTCGTGGGCAGACAGTCGGGTTCCATCGTGTTTAGATCTTTGTCTTTAGGTTGACATATTGGATACTCCATACACGTAATAATCCAGATTATCGTTCAAGTGGTATTATAATGGTATCTATACTATTATTGGGAGGGTTGTCAAGTCTTTTTTTTATCATTTCGCTAACATTTTTTGTCACAGGAATGTCTTCAGACACTTCTTCACTGTTTGCATCCCTTCCCCCTTTCAGCCAGGCTTCCATTTTTTCTTTAGATCCCCAACAACCACCAGGGGCGTGATTGTAAAAAAACATCATATACGCTGGTAAGTTTGATAGATTTCCTTTGTCTGCCCGCGCCACAGCCTCCGCCAAATCGTTGCAGATAATAGCCGATAAAAAACGCCCTGGGCGACAGCGTTTGGTAATATACCGTTCAATTGCCGGCACCATCCGGGGCGGAATTGTGTATATAGTATTGTCAAACAAATAAGTCGTTTTCATTTTACCTCCTTTTTAAATTTTAATGCCATTTGACCGATTAGTCTTGGCATATTGATCTTGCGCAGCCTCGCCTCTTGCGCCAGGATTTTAAGGGCTCGTTTGTGAAGGTTTGCACAATACTCCGATAAGTCTTTCCCCTCCTTTGCCAGCCAGTAGCCAAATTCGTTTTCATTAGGACTGGAGCAGATAGGGTGGCCTATTTTGCGGGCATGGGTGATTAGTTTTCTGAGGGATCGTGTGTCGTTGATCCGGTTACGCCAGATTCCGCCGTAAACCGCTTGGTATAGTTCCCCCATGCCGATGCGCCGAGCCTTTCCCTTATGCTTGTTTAAAGTTTTGATTAATTTGTCAGCATAGTTGACTTCGTAATTGTATTGATAGGTTTTCATTTTTTACCTCCGTATTGTTTGATTGTCTATCCCCTCCTTTCGGTTAAATAAAATCAATATGAATGCTCATGCGGGTTAGTGCTGTATTATATCCATCATCAGAATAAAAACTGCCAAAGGATATGTTTTTTAGTAGGGTTTTGGCCTTTTCGTTTATTTCCCTCCACTTTTCGTTTCTTGTAGTACTCCAACCATTACGCATTTGTTTGTTGTTACCTTTACAAATTCCATTCGTACAATAACCCTGGCAAGAATTTTCGTGTTGTTTATCAGGGCATGGATCAGGCGTTTTTATATGGATATTACACCATCCCCAAGCCGTGCCCTTGCCATTTGTTACGCTGATATTTCCCTTGCCGAATGCGTTTGACAGGATTGCTTTGACTTGTTTATTGCGAGCTTTAATGTCCACTTTCTTTTACCTCCTCTCCTTCGTGAGT